TTTCCACCAAAATATATAAAGAGTTTTATTCATCTGTATAAATCTGACGGATCTCATAAAGGAAATATTTATGCAGACGATGGTTCAGTTATAAAAGAAGTAGCAGGAGTTTCATCGCATAGGATTGTAGCCGATATTGCAAAACGATTTAATCTTAATGATGCTCTTGATGCATCGTATATGAAAGCAGGTCGTGGTAGTTCATTAGCCGTTATTACCGACGCAGTATTGAAACATATAGGGGAGGTTAGAGTATGATACTTACAACAAAAGGTTATTATCGAATCCGTATCAAAAGAAGAGGTGACCACGGTTCATCATTCATTGGTTCGTATCGGACAAGAGAAGAAGCAGAAAAAAGATTAGAAGGATTGACTGCCCCATTAAAAAATAGAAACTTCTATTCAGTAAATATTGAAGAGATGTCTGATGGATTAAGGTACGAGTTTAACGATAAAAAACAGGGTTTTCCTATTTAGTCCTTTTTAATCTTTAGCTATAATATAAATAAAGAAAGTAGAAAGGAGATCGTTTATGTATTGTAAGTTATGCGATGATATTATTTCGCCACCTCGTAGGGCTTCTCTTGGGTACGATACTTGTTTATCTTGTGGTGATAAAGAAGCTAAACAAAAAGTTCATACTGTTGTTCCCATGCATAAGTCTAATTATGTACTCATTACTAACTTATCAGAGTTAGTTAATATAAATACGAAAGGAGCATAAATGATAGGTAATCCAGATGATGTATCTAATCAAGTAATTGCAAAGATAGAACGATGGTTAAAACACGAGATTAGCCATCAAGCCCCTGTAGTAGATGGTGAAGAAATTCTTACTGACGGTACTGAGGGTATTTGTGAGGGTCGGTATGAATGTGCCGTCTCTTTATTAAAACAAGTCGAAAAATGGAAGAAGGAGGTAGGACTATGAGTAGATTTCATTCTGAAACCTTAGATCAAGCCTGTATAGAAATGTTTGATCATGATAATTGGGGTTATATAGATAAGAGTGATTTAAAAAAACAATTTGAGCATTATGATAAAGTAAAAGATAATATTGCTCATATTGTTGTGTTTTGGAAAGAGCCAGAGGGGGATGAATTAGATGAGTAAACCAAAATTTTTATTAAAAGTCACTTACCCAGATAAAACATATGAATATTGGTATGATCCTTTATGTGTTATTATTCCAGACCTTGCTCGTCTTCAAAAAAAGCATAATAATATGCTTGTATTACAATGGCTTGATGTTAGACGAACAGGTATGGTACACTGAGAGATGCAGAATCAGGAATGGAGGGGAACCTGATCCTGCACTCATTTATAGGGGAGGAATAAATGATGCTTAACGATAAGCTATTTTTTTATACAGTAAAAGCATTATTTTGTAATAGTAATCTTTTTTAATCTCGTTTACTATAATTAGTATAGTAAATTAATTTCATTTGCAGAAAGGAGAAAGACTATGGCACATGAAATAGAAACGATGGCTTATGCTAACGAAGTTCCGTGGCATAAGCTAGGTACTCAAGTCGCTGATGACTTGACACCAGCTGAAATGCAAAAAGCTGCACAGCTTGACTGGACGGTAAGTAAGCGACCAGCTTATACTATTACTGATCCAGAGTATCACGAAAAGACTGGGGTAATGCACTGCCAAGGGCATCACTTTATTGTTCGTGATACCGATTCAAGGATCTTATCTCATTGTGGTGATAATTATATCCCAATACAAAACGATGAGATATTTGACTTCTTCGTTAAGTTTACTAAAGCAGGACATATGAAAATGGAAACTGCTGGTTCACTAAAAGATGGTGGTGAGATTTGGGGTTTAGCCAAACTTGCAGATGATTTCAAGTTAGTCGGAGGTGATGAAGTTAAAGGTTACCTTTTGATTAATCAACCACATACTGCAGGTAAAGCTATGACGATTAAGTTTACACCGATACGAGTTGTATGTAATAATACACTTACTATGGCATTACAAGGTGCTGGTACAGCCCTCCGAATGCCACACGTGAAGCAGTTCGATGAAGACGTAAGGAAGTCTGCAGAAGAAGCACTTGGTCTTAGTAGCCAAGCTATTTCAGATTTTAAAGCGAAAGCCGAGTTCCTTGCATCTAGGCAGTTCAAAGAAGAACCTCTGCTCAATTATCTCTCCGAACTTTATCAGCCACAGTTGCTTATCGAGAAAGCTAAGACTCCTGAGACTGAGTTTATTATGCGAGAAAAGATTAATAAAACAGTTGAACAGGTTCTTCAAAATATCGATCTATCTCCAGGGGCTACGATGAAGTCAGCCAAAGGAACATGGTGGGGTGCATTTAACGGAGTTACCTATAAAGAAGATCACCAACGATCTTCAAAAGGTGATGGTAATGCGTTACACTCAGCATGGTTCGGAGTTGGAGCCATTCGTAAAGCGAAAGCATTAGATAAGGCTATCGAATATGCAGACGCATAACGTAATTGAGTATATTCAGTTTTTCCTGGATATACTCATACTCACTACTACATGAACATGTAGTAGTATTCTACCTTTCGCCCCACAGTCTTACGACTGTGGGGTTTTACCATTAAAAGCATAACTTTCTAATTTAATCTCTAAAACTGTTTAGCTATACTATATATAAATAAAATATTATTTAGAAAGGAAGAATGATGTTTGAACGAGCTACTAAGCATTTTACAGATTTATCAAAGTCTGAAAAATATAATAATGATATAAAGAGTTTTGGAGGGGCTGTACTAGCTACAGAAGCTCCATTAATTTGTGAACACGAGAATGTTTGGACTTGGACACCAAGTGATGTTGAGGAACTTACGATTGTTAGAATGCCTCACCAAATTTATCAAGGTGCAGAAACTATCATGGTAGTTTACGAAAAGTTTTTTCATAAAGAGATTGGTTATAAAAAACCTATAGTAAAAACTTGGTATTGCGATTGTACCACTAGTCTTGATTCGTGTTTAAAAACTATTACTGATAATCATTTACTTTAGGAGTGATTGATGGCACTTAACCAAAAACGTGGTGACTACGTTGAGTCACAAAAGAGTAGAAATTTTGTAATGATTTCGAATGCAGAAACATTAAAAGATTTAAAAGAGATCCAAGAAATTTTTTATAATAACCATGGGGTTCAAATGAGCCTTCAAAAGGTTGTAGATCATTTAATCCATTTTTATTTGAAGGAGCGATAATATGGGCGAGTATGAATGTTTAGATTGTAACGAAATGTTTTGGGCTGAAGAGCCACCTTATCCAATAGACCTGTGCGATGATTGTATAGAAGACAGGAAGAAAGAAAAGCAAAGAACAAAGGCTGACTAAAACTATAACTTTCTTATTTAATCGTTAGTAATGTTTAACTATACTATATATAAATAAATAGTAACTTTTTAGAAAGGTAGAAAAATGTCAAAAGTAACTAGTATAACAAAAACGCCAAAGGTTGATGATTTTGGTGCTAAAAATTGGGCTGATCTAAAAGCTGCATTGCTTCGAACTTATGATGATACTGATCTTGTAAAAACTAATGAGTTTAGTCAATGTCATGATAACGGTTCTAGCTTATCCTTCGTAGTTGATGAAATGACCGTAATCCATATTTCTCAAGTTTATTATTCTGTTATCGCTTTTACTATCGATGGTGAAAATGATTACGTTGCTAATGAGTGGTTCGGTAATTATTCAATAAACGTAGGTTCTGATCATTCGTATAATAATGAACGTAATACTTTTATACAATGTATCAAAAATATGTTTGAACGGTATTATACTTATCAGATCCGTTGGGAAAATTCTCTTACTAATCAAAGTGGATGTACTGATTCAGTATATACTAAAAAAGATTGTTTGTGGGAAATTGAACGGTTCGGTGAGTTTCGTGATCGAGATCTCCCTGCTTCGAATGATGGTGTAAAATATACCCTGCGTCGTGCTTATCATGTTATGGGAAAAATTCGATGGCATCGAGTAAAATTACGTTCATTTAAAAATACTGATTTGCCTGTTTCTTATACTGCTTAATCTAACCCATGGGGGCGAAAGCCCCCATAATATCCATAGTTTTGTTATTTAATCTCTAATAATCTCTAGCTATACTATATATAACTTAAATTTAACAGAAAGGTAGAAAAATGAATTTAGTAGTAAACGATAACGGCAAATTTAAAGTTGGTCATTACCTCAATGGTAAAGAAACATTATATTCTGCGATTTATACATCGTGGCAAAAAGCCGTTAATGCTCAAAATGCCATGGAAAAGTTAGTAGCCAAAGAAACTCCTAACGATAACTACACCTTCTTCATTACAGAGGAGGTGTAGAAATTATGTACGCATTATACGCACACCGTGAGGGAATGACTAATATATTTATCAGAACATTTCCTCGTCTTAGTATGATGGATTCTAATACCATCGAACAAGGTTCTGGGGCTGTCAAACTTGACGGTCCTGCCTTCCCTGAGGGCTATGAAGCATTTGCCCTTAATCTTAAAACTGGTGAAGTATTGTGGTTTGTCGATAAGTGGGAAGAAGTTCAAAATGATATTCGTGAAGAGTTTCTTTGTAGCTTTCCTTGTAATCTAGAAGAGGAAGACGATTACGATGAAAGTCAAGATCCACATATTCCAAGCGACGATGATTTACAATTTTCTTTTAGAAACCATGAAGAATAACAGGAGGAAATAACCATGGAAAAAATGTACGCAACTGGTGTTATTTATGATGAAGATGACCACATAAGAGAAATCTTTCAACACGAGAGTGAAAAAAATGTGCGAAAGATGATGAAGTGGGTGCTAGAAATCAGCGATAAAAATTTAACCAGTCAATATGTTGGTCGAATTCGTAACCCAAATTGGACGACTGAACACAAAGGTAAGAAGTATATCTTTGAAAAAGGTGAGTTCGTAAAGATAGAAAAGATCACTTAATTAACTTGGGGCAGAAATGCCCCAATGTCTCATCTAAACACTTTTCACATTTTAATTTTATAAAACTCAATCATAATGTCATAATCTCATAGGATTGCACGTAATGCACTGTGAGACTTGAATCATGGGTATGATATTTGGATTTCAAATATGATATATCTAGTCATAGATAAAGGGTCGTGAGAAACATTTTTACTATTGTAAGAAAAAAATCATTTTAAAATTACATTGTATTTGGTAAGATATGTGTTATCATACAGTTTGAAAGTACGAATAGGATATATTGATGCGAGACCTTGAATACACTCCACTTTTGCCATCAGAGTGTGGCAATTACTGGTTAACGCAAGATGGTAAGAGACACAGACCACTGCTACCAAAGCATAAAAAGTTTTGTAGGCTCTATGTTGAAGGAATGTCTGCTGCAAAAGCTGCACGGAAATCAGGCTTTACGAAGGACATGATTGGCTCAAAAGTTCAAGGTTCTGCAATGCTTCGCAAAAACCCACTTGTAGCAAACTACATTATCGAACTTTTAGAAAAGCAGAATCAAAGAGCAGAAGTTAGTGTTGACTCACATCTAACTGAACTTTCCCATTTGCGAGACGAAGCCAAGGATTCAGGGCAAATTGCTGCAGCGATCTCGGCAGAGGTGTCAAGAGGTAAGGTTGCTGGGTTATATATTGATCGGAAAGAAGTTATGGTTTCAAAAATGGAAAGCATGAGTTCAGAGGACCTTATTTCAAGGATAAAGCATATTGTTGATGGGAGCAATATAAAAACAATCAATCAGACAATCAATCATGAAAACGGAAAAGACATTATACAAAGCACTAAAGACGAACCTGTCAAAAGTTCACTGGCAAAGAATTGAAACTGGTGGCATGGGAACAGGGGTTCCTGATGTCAATGGCTGTTGGCAGGGCAAAGAGTTCTGGCTTGAACTAAAGATTGGCTCTCTTCAATCTGTCAATCTTTCGCCTCAACAATGTGCATGGCACATGCGTAGAGCAAACGTGGGTGGTCTTTCATGGATTCTTATCCACGATCCTTCAAAGCATTTTCTTTGGTTGGTTCCAGGAGTAGAGTCAATCAATCTGAGAGAACGCCACCTTTCATCATCTAAATTTATTGAGGTCCAAGAACCACCTTACGATTGGAAAGATTTGCTCAAGCGAATATGTATGATTGACTGACGAACGGTAAGATAAAAAACATTTGTTTCTCATAAGAAAGGGCTTTACTATAGTAAGTATTTGTAATATGATTATGGTATAACTTAATAAATCAGAAAGGAAGAAAGTTATGAGTAAAACTAAAAAAGTAGCGAAAACTACAAAAACTATCAATAGCCCAGTTGGTAACTCAGGGATCCCTGCACCAGCTAAGAATGGTTTTAATAATAGAAAAGTTAAGCTATTGACTAAAGCTATCGAGAATAGAAAGATTGCTTCTCAAGCTATGATTATTCTTGAAACTCTTGATAAGCTCGGTGGTACAGCCACCCAGGAGCAGATCGTAAACGGATTGCTTGATAACGGTTTACGAACTGTTCAAACTCCAAAGAGGATTTATGACTTCTATAGGAAAATGTTGACCGAAGCTGGTTACATTAAATTAGACGCCTAAGATTGAGGGAGCTTCGGCTCCCTCTTTTTTTGCCTTGTATTTATGATTGACTGACTGATTGCTTGATTGCTTGAATGACTGACTGTTTGAGTGATTGAGTGACTGTTCATCATCATTCATCATCTTTCATCATCACTCTTCATAACCTTTCATCATCATAAGAATAACAGTAATAATACATATATACATACAATGAACCAATGACCCAGCGAGAGAGCGAGAGAGCCAGACAGCGACGATTTTTAGAAAAAAATTAATTTAAATTTTTTTATTTTTTTACTTTACTTTAGTAAAATAATAATTATTATAATTAGTAAGGGGGCTAGGTGGTCTAGCCCCTATAACTAGACAAGAAAGGTAGAAATTATGTCTAATAATAATAAGGTGGCTACTAGCCAAAATTCTTTAAATAAGGTACTAGATGCTATACTAGCAGTACCTACCCCTACAACTTCAGGTAAAGCGTCTAGCTACGCTTTAAATGATGACGTAGCTACATTACTAGTTAGTAAGCCCTTACCTAGACAAGCTAAGATAATAGTTAATACTTTGGCTAAGTTAGGTGGTAAGGCTACTAAAGCCCAATTAGTAGCTGAATTAAAAGCTAATAATAAGGGTGGTGATGATAATTATGATCTAAAGGCTAATCAGCCTGTAGATAAAATACTTACTCACTATAACCAAAGGCTAGGGGGCTACGGTAAAGATTACGGTGGTGCTAATGCTACTAAATATCTTACTATAAAGTAAGGCTAATTAAGGGGGCTACTAGCCCCCTTTTTTAATTGCTACTAGTTGATAATGATAATCATTATCAACGCTTATTCTAGGGGCTACCACCCTATTATAAAGGCTAATATATTAGGGGCTACCACCCTAATATAAAATAGGTACTTTTATTTAAGCACTAAAGTGCAAGGTTGCCCCCCGATATGTCAGAAATTTTACGATAGGATCTTTTTTGGTTTTAATTTTTTTACAAATCAGTTATATCTGAAAAAAAGGAGTCAGTAATGCGAGTTGGTGGAGTAGCAGCAGTTCCTACAGATACTATACCTAAACAAACCATGATTAGTGGTCAGCCACACATGCTCGCATATATCAATCCCCAAGAAGCCCAATTATTACAGGACCGTGGAGGGATTGGTTCATTATTCGGTATTCCTACTTTTTTCAACCCTGCTGATGATATGGGATTAGAAAGTTCTTTAGCTGATCAACAAGCTGTTTCGGCAGGTATGGGAGTAACAAGCACAGAAGGCGATCAAGATACAGGTCCAGTAGATTTTGGATTAGATCCTTTTGGTGGTATGGGTCCAAATGTATCAGTAAATACGCAGGGTAATGTAACAGGTATCGCAGGGTTTGATCCTAATAGTGCATTAGGTGGATCAGGTACAGCAGGACCAAGTTTTTCAATAACTCCTTCTCAAATTGGTAGAGGGGTAACAAGTCTTTTATCTCTTGTTCCTAATCCTATACAACCTATTGCTCAAGCTCTTAGTAAAGGATTAGCTGTAAGAGATATAGGGAATGTGATTAAGGGTGATCGATCAAGTGTACTTGGTGGGCTAGTAAGTGGTATAGAAAATTTTTCATTAAGTGATTTAACAGCTGATCTTGCAGCAAAAGCAAGAGGCGAAAAATAATGGATTGTTACCATTGTGGTACAAAATTAATTTGGGGTGGTGATCAAGATTTGGATGACGAAGAAGAATATTCGATGGTAACTAATTTATCGTGTCCAAAATGCGAAGCCCATGTCGATGTATATTTTCGTAGGGAACAAGAATAATGGAACAAGGTTTAATGTCTTTATTTAAAAAAGATCCACAAGGC